ATACAGGTAACCGGTTGTAATAGTACCTAGAGTATTACTTTCAACAGCTGAAGAAACACCATAAGCTGTAGTGACGTTACCGGTAACGGTTGAATTGGCAACTTGAACCAAAGAGTACAATCCAGTTGCTGTTGAGGTTATACCTCTACCCCATGATCTTGCTACAGCGGTAACTGCAGTAGCACTACCAATAGTGTTTGCTGTAGTACCACCTGCAGCATTTCTAGCTTCAAAATAACCACCACCCAAAACAGATAGTCTTGAGTTCTCGGTACCCATCTCGGTATTAGCATTTTTTGCTATTACTACTGTACCGTACAGATCATTACCAGGATTACCGTTTGTTGAGTTGGCACTCAGTGTATTTGCAAACGCTTGAATGTACTGTGAGTAGTGCTGTCTTGCACCTGTCAAAGTTGCATTGTTATATACTGTGCTTATTGCTGAACCATAGCTAGTTGCGTCGGATGCATAGGTTTTGTAAATTGATAATGCAGTATTGGTTAAGAATGTTGTGTTACCAATTGTGATAACACCAGATGTATTATTACCAATTCTCAGAGTGGTTGAGTTAGCGACCATATTACCAAGTGCAACTACAACCTGATTAGCAGATATATTAGCTGTTGTTGTAATATCAGAATTGAAGGTAATTGGTAAGTTGAATGTAACACCATTAGAGAATGTCACTGCACCAGTAACTGATAATGTGTTACTCAATGTAGTGGCACCCGTAACGGATAATGTGTTGCTCAATGTCACTGCACCTGTTACAGCCAATGTGTTAGTAAACGCAGATGCACCAGCAACAGACAATGTATTACCAAAAGTTACTTGACCTGTATACTGCGTAGTACCCGTAAATGCTGTAGTACCACCAATTGAAAGTGAGCCACCAATCGTTGTGTTGCCAGCAACTATTAATGTATTACCAATAGCAGTTTGACCAGTTATGGCCATGGATCCTCTAACATTAATCAGTTTAGGAGTAAGTGAGTGACCAGGCTGGGCTGTTGCAGATACTGATGCTAGGTAAATTGCTGCACCACCTGGTGTGGCTGCTAGCTGGATATGTGATGAGTTGGTTGTAATTACGTAATAGTCTACGTTATTAGCTAGACCACCAATAACAGTGTTGCCTGTTCCTACTGAATAGGATACAATATCATTGTTGGAGTAGCCAGTAGTATTGAATAGAATAAATCCATTTACAGAACTATTACCTACCAATACGTTTACTGCATTTCCAGTAAATCCAACTGTACCACTAGTGGATCTCACCGTTGAGTTTAGTAGTGAGAAAGCACCATTAACGGTCAGGGAACTGTTTGCTGTAATAGCGGGAGCAATTGTTACAGATGCTGTTGCAGGAGTTATCTCAAAACTACCACCCACAAGCTTCATCCCTCCGTGGAAGAATACTTGACCGTTATAGAAGTTAAGTGCAGCTGCCCTAACGTTGAAAGTGCCAGCGCCATTATCCATCACAAAATCACGTGTGGTCATACTTGCTGCATTTACATTATTTGCAAACTCAGCCGCTCTATTAACTTGTAGAGTTGTTAAGGTGGTACGATCGGATGCTGCTAAAGTACCTCTTATTTGTGCACCTGGAGGAACTAGGAAGTGGCTTGGCTGTGATGTTGTAGGAACAGATGTTATATTAACTGCAGCGTTCGATACGGTATTAATAAGCTGGATAGCCGTTGAGTTTGTTGTGAGTACATAATAGCCAGTATTATTAACCAATCCACCAAGTGCTGTTGAAGCACCGTTAGCGATGTATATAACAAAGTCATTATTTGCATAGGAAGCAGTTCTAGCTCCCATCAATATGAAACCATTAGCAGTGCTATTACCAATCAACACTGTTGTCGTATTACCATTGAATGTTTGAGCAGTGCCGCCTGAGCTAACACCAGAGCTACCACCACCAATTGATCCTGTAACAACAACATTACCAGCGATAATCAGATCACCACCAACTTGTAGGTTTGCTCCTACGTTAGCTATACCGGAAATCTTAGCATCACCGGCAACTTCCAAAGCTACAGATGGAGATGCAGTATTAACACCCAGTCTATTTGTGGATGCATCCAGTACAAAACTGCCTGAGTCAAAAATAACATTTCCTGATACATTCAACGTGTTACTAATGGTAACATTACCAGTCACTGCTAGTGTGTTACTCATCACAACATTACCAGTAATAGCAACTGCATTGCTGAATGTAGCGTTACCAACTACTACAAGTGTGTTACTCAATACGACGTTACCAGTAACTGCTAAAGTATTACTGAGTGTTGTGTTACCAGTTACCGCTATAGTATTACTAAATCCTACACCACCAGTGTACTGAACAGTACCTGTGAAAGATGTATTACCTGCAACAGTAAGAACACCACCAACTGTTGTATTACCAGTGATATTAGCTTGACCTGTAACGTGCAGAGCAACGCCAGGAGCTGTGTTGTTTATACCAACTCTGTTATTAACGGAATCAACATACAGTGTTCCGGAGTCAATATTAACATTACCACCAACTACATGCGAAGTACCACTGATAGTTACATTACCAGCTATGTTCGCCAACCCACCAATAGTAGCATTACCAGATGTAGTGACTGTCTGTGTTCCTATCCCAGCAGTAGTGATCGTTGTATTAACAGTTGAATTACCAACCGATACATTACTCGTCACATAGAGAACATTACTAGTGGTAAGTGTACCACCTCTTAGACCAAAGGTACCAGATCCACTTACAACAACACTGTTTGATACAAACGTACCATTGATTATAGCATTACCTGTTGTAATACTGCCGGCAGTATTTGCTACAGCAGTAACGGTGTATGTGGAGTATCCATATAACAGAGTGTTAGTTTTATCAACCCAGTTTTGGAATGAATCTGTTACGATATTTACATTAGATGTTTGAATTGCCATTGTTCTCTCTTCGTATTAAAACCGATAACATGCTCTTGATATCATCAAGATCGCCTTTTAGGTTATCAATTTGACCCTGCAAATCGTTGTGGTTTTTTTGTTGAACTCGCTGTTGTTTATAGAGACTGTAGGCCTCCGCATTTGTATTTATTAGTGCGTGATTACTACTGTCTCTATTAAAACTACCATCATCAGTTTTTATCATCATACTGACACCGCTAATGCCCTTAAATCTTTAATCTTAGGAATATTCTGCGTGTTATCCGATAACAATACAACCTTGATTGCAAATACTTTGTAAGTGCTATAAGCTGATCTAGCTGTATCATAATACTGTACAACAGATTCATCAGCCCAGTATTTGAATGCTGTGAGTGGTAATGTTACTTTTTCAATAGTTAAACCAGTTGTAGTGGTGTTTGAATATGGACCAGTATTACTTGTTAACTGTAATGACGTACTATTTGTAACAGCATTTACTACATTAATTTCGTAATCAGTTTTTGTATCGGTGTTTACAATTTTGATTAAATCACCAACAACAAGATTAGTGTTAAATGTAGTAGAGAATCCTGTTAGAGTATTATTACTGTTTGTCGCAGCAACACCTGTTAATCTTGATGATGGAGGTGTCTTAGGTAATGAGTACTCATACTCAAGGTAATCCTCTTCATCAGCCAGATCACTGAATAAACTAGCCTCTGTAGTCTGATCTAATAAAGTCCAATCTTTTGAATCAAACTGACCACTGTCATCATTACTGAGGATCTTAGCATAAACTAAAACACTAGTACCCGCTGGCTTATAAGCAGTTACGTAAAACTTCATATCCTCTGCATCAAGACCATCAGCCAAAACAACGCGCTTGGATATGTATTTTACCTCTGCATTACCATACTTGGTATTCTCATTGGCACTAGAATTATTGATTCTATTTTGTAATAGCACTACGCTAGCAGGTGATAAATCTATAACCGGACTAACTTTATCAGATGTTGATGGTCTTCCCATATTAGCTGTGATCCGTAACGACTTAGCTCCACTGAAGTTAAGTATCTCATTACTTCTTGATCTTACTTCACACTCAACATCATTCTTATTAGATATACCGAACTCAATATCCTCAGTGTTATATGAATTCGAAGTAGTAGCTACATTCTGTGTTAAACTAATATCTGTTGAAGATGGTGTAAGTGTTGATGCGTGAACTTCTAAGAAGTTGTATGCATAATCATCAACAGAACTGATGGTTGCTGTTGCATCCGACTTAGATCCTACTATAGTTTTTGTCGCCTCAAATAAGAAAGAAGTGTTAGCTGCTGTTGAACTATCAATAACAATCGTATCATCATTTCCAATTTCTACAACTCGACCTGTCACTGCTTTCTGTATATTCAAATAGGTGGTGGAGCCATCAGCTGTTCTTTCAGGGATATCTTTAAGTGTAACAAATCCTGATGATACATTGAGTACCATATTAACCTGGAAACTCTCTGTAACTCCGTGATGGGCTATACCAGATGCTGACGCTGCCAATGGAGCATCTATAGTTAGCTGTGTTGTATTTGCAATAGCAACAACTTCACGTATACTGTTACCAATGAGTAGATAATCACCTACATCATACTCTGCAACAAAATCAGTGCCAGATCCTGTGATTGTTGTGGGTGCAGTGTTTGATACTGTACCAGTCTTTAAAACTTTATCTGTACCATATACCATCAGTATGTTTTCACCACGAGCTAGTGATGTTGTTAGTGATGATGAGGTTGGTAATAGTATTGAGTTTACACTACTTGTTAAAGTTGCAGATGTGATGAATGTGTTAGATTTCTGGGCAATCAACTCACCACCCTCAAAACTACCTACAGCGTTAGATAAAGTAAAGAATTCATAATTCCTATTTTCTAACACTACCGTTCCTGATGTGGGTGTAAACTTAGCGTAGTATAAATTGAATTTAAGATCTTCTGTCTGTATAGGAGTCCATACTCTATCGTTAGAAGAAATAAACAATACACCAACACCAAAGTCTCCGTTATCTATCTTATTAGTGGCTACATCAGGCTCACCTGGAACAGAAGTCCATACAGCGTAGTCGGGTGAATTTTGATCTGGAAGAATAGCAATACAGTAGTCTATGTTATTTCTAACAAACACTGGAGTATCTAAGGTGATTGTTGTCGCTAACTGTCCGTTATTACTTACGTTTACGTTTTCAGCTGCAATAAACTTATTAGCAAGAATAATAGGAGCAGGCACACCATTTACAGTTTCGCGGATCTGGATTGCTAATCCTGCAGTATCACTCTTACTCTTGAAAAAGAGATCTAACTTAGTTATGTAACATCCGTCACCACTATCATTAAAGTTTATATTGAATGTCTGGGCAAGAGGATCCCATCTTACAACACGCTGTGTTGTAGTTGCCGTTACATCAATAGTTGTTTGGTAGACAGCATCAAATTTTGCAGGAGCTTTAGTAATCATTGAGAGATTTGTCATCTCTTTCTTGAAATTGTAAGCATTATATGGAGCTGTCACTCTTGATACGGCACTATCAGAACTTGAATAGCTATCTGTATCAACGATTAAAACTTCTCGCTGACCGACGTTAAATGTGTTTCCTGGAATAAAGAATGCGCCAGCTAATCCGCCAGTACTATTGGCTACCAGATTGGCACCAACAGGCCCTGTGAACGAGAAGTTAGTACTTTGAGCTAACCCTTCAGTACCGCCGTTGAGGTCGGCCATACTTAAAACTTGAGCTGGTCTACTTTCAACTGGCTTTCCATCAAAGAATACGTAATGTCTTGCACCAGGTCTTAAGCCGATGACAACAAACTCAACTTGCTGCTCTCTAATAAATGGGTTGAAATCAAACTGGGTAACAAAATCTCCGATTTCTTGATTTGTCTGAACAGTTTGACCAGGAACAATTGATCCCGTTGTTGTTTTGGTAGTAGTTGTTGTTGTCTCGTTCTGTACAGCCCAGTTCCTACCCTGCGCTACAGTCTGGAAACCTGTTGAGCTGACTGTTACAGCTTTACCTGTACCCTTGAGAGTGAAGTTATCATTAATAGATTTAACAAGATCACCAATTTGTTTTGTAAAGTCGATAGTAAATGATGAAGCTCTATTTGTTAAGTCATAGTAGTTATCATACTCTGGGAACAACCTCATGGTGCCACGATATGCCCAAGCTAGAGTTGCAACAGTTCTTGATTTTGTTGCAAGAGGTTGTGATAACGCTACCTCGTCAGTGTAGCTGAGCATTGCATAATCCCCTCTTCTCGTAACGCTAGTTGACGACGCTGTGTTTATTGTCAGGTCAATCTTCTTTTGAGTATTTTGAGGTCTGCCGTAAGATTTATTTGTATCAATTAAAAAATCAAACTCTGGGTCATTAGGATTAGCTATATCATAATTGTTCATTGGATCTACGAAGAATCCATTCTTGAATCTTGATACAGCAGTATTTGCTTCACTAGGTATTACTAAATCTTTTGTATTCTTTTCTAGTGTATTAAGAAGAGAATAGTACTCAAGACTTGATAGACGTTCTTCTATCTGTCTTATATCTTTCATTGTATAACGCTTCACTTGGTCGGTTTTCACTAAAGTAGCGTTCTCAGGGCGCTGAGCTGCCGTAGCTACTTTTGGAGATAGTGATGGAAATGGAGGTATTACTAGTGTACCTAGCGACATTGATTTACTTGGTACAATACCAGGAACCGGTACGGCGCTTGGTAACCCTTCTTTAACATAGAAGTTACTATTTCTATCAACAATGATACGATCAGCACGAGGCATGAAGTATGTGATATCTGCTTCAAATACTTCGTTAGGAGCAGGGAAATAAACTGATCCAGCTATGGTGTGAGTATTTGCAGGGTCAATAGACGCAGCTGCTACTGTTACTGCACCAGTATTAGCTGTACTAGCTACAATAGGTCTAAAGTCAACAACATCCCTCAGACTTGATACGGAACCAGTCTTAGGTGATAAGAATTTAGGTATCTCGTAAGTTCTGATTTTATTAGATGGCAATACTGCACTTGTATCATCTACTGGATACGAGTTTGTGCTTATGTAATAACCAGAGCCATGTGTGAACAAATCAACACGCACCAACAAACAGTTACTATTTGTTATGGATAAAGAGCTACCAGGCTTGAGTCTCAAATGAGATAAGCCGTATATATTATCTGTCTGTCCATCAACTAATTGGAAGCTTGAAGCATAATTTGTTGTTGTGTTAGAGTATGTGTTACTGGTCCCAACATAAACAGCTTTAATATTAAACACATCTGGGATACCAAGGCACCAAGGCCCTCTGTTATTAGCAGTAATTCTATCTGTGGATAGTTTAATATACACATCCTTGACAACAGTCTTAGCCTTATGGATAATATTCGATCCAGGAGATACTTTAACGTTATGGACAACGGATACCGCAGCACTTGCTGCTATACCAGTACCTAAGCTGATTGTTGCTGTATTACCTTGTGCACCAATAGTGATAGAAGCACCTGCTCTATCCATTCTAACTGGAATGTTGGCTGGATAAGCTAAAGATATATTAGCACCAGTTACAGTTACGTTACTACTCACTGACATACTCGTTGCATTAGCAATTGATGTGATACGTACAATTGTTGAGCTAGAAGAGAATTTAATATAGTCACCAACATCAAGTGCAGTAGCAAAGGATGTACCGGTACCTGTTACCACGTTACCCGAGGCTGTTCCCGACCCAGTAAGATTTGCAGAGCTTATAGCATTCACTGTTGGAATAATAATAAATTCCTGCTCTTGAACTGTGTTTAGAGTACTACCAGATGTATATGGGAAATAGTCATATGTTCCAGATAACTGGATAGTAGTATTTCCATTTGTACTAAATGAATTAGCTGTTACTGTTCTATAAATGAAGTCAGCATTGGATATGGCATTCACCGCTGTGTAACCGGTCTGGAATACCAGTGTATCATACGTCGTATCATTCAACGCAACTCTTGAGAATGAAGGGAAGAATAGATCGGCAACTGCACCGGTCTTCTGAATACTTCTAATAGATGAAAACTTCCAACTTGCCAACATTACTATATCAAACAAGTACAATCTATACTGGCAGCCTGGAGTACCCACAGTACCTGAATGATATTCTATCGATCTAATCTTAGCCGTACCAATAATTGATCCGGGTGATGTCGAAGCTCCGCCTATATTATCGGATACGTCAGTAGCAGCAGTATTTCTTAAATTTACAGCATCACCAGCCGTGAACCCAAATACACCATGCACCTGTGAGACAATAGCATAGTTACCATAATTGGTAACAATTGACTGCTGCATACCAGTTTTAGTATCAGTACCCTGACGAACATCTAATCTAATCGCATCATTGAGTTCTATTCTTTGACCATCTACATAACCAACACCAGCACTGATTACAGCCTTTAAGTGTGTTGTATTACCAGTGATTTCTTCGGTATTAATTGTGAAAGGTTGCACGACATAATCACCGCTCTCTTCGGCGGTGCGTTGCGCTAATTTCTTATCAATAGAATTAAATTCTGTTTCTGTTCTTCTCTTTGATACATTACCATTCTCAAACTCAACCAACTTGAAGAACTCTGTATTTGCAGCTGCTTCTGCTTTTGACAATACTTGGAGTGTTGGTGTTAGTTTGAGTCTATTAGCACCTGGTGCTGTGTAGTTTGAATATCCTTGGGCATTATCAAGTAATGTAGAATCTAAGGAATTGTTTACAATTGATTCCTCTGTGTAGAATCCCAATACAACATTATTTGGTGTTTTACTAAACTTATCAACCAGTATTGTCTGCTGGTCAACTCTAACAAAATGACCCTTCTGGTATATAATACCATCACTTACTGTTACTGCTGTACCAGTACCAACTGGGTCAGTTGAAACACTTGTACCTGTCGTGTTACTGTTAGCAGAGAATGAGCTATTACATACTGTTACTTGTGCCTCGTAATTGATAGCAGTAAGGTTAGCACTAGATCCAGTTGTAGTATTAACTGTAATTGTAGGAGCGGTTACATACCCATTACCGAATGCGGAGAATGTGATTGCCTTGATGGTACCGTTAGAATATGTTGTAACATTCGCTTCTGCTCCTGTACCGCTGCCTCCAGTAAAGATGAGGAAGTCGGAATTATCATACAAAGTACCACCATTATTGATAGTGACACCTGTTAAACGATAATCTTGATTGTACAGAGTAATAGTTTCGCTGTTTGCAAAAGTCTTTTTCTGGTTCGAGCCGGTATTCAAATACTTGACATAGAGTAGGTTTGTTACTGGATCTTGAGATTCAAGACCGTTAACTGCATTAACCACAATAGCTTGTAAATTTGAAGTGGTATCTACAGCATATAAATTAGCATAGTCTGTAGGTAAGGCTGGCAGGCCATCAACCTTTAAGTCGTTAATCTTGATATAAGAGTAATTATAGTCATACGAAAAGGTACAACCTTTAATGATTGTACCTTGTTTGTAAATGTTATCACCAAAACGCTCAACCTGATTTTGAAGGATCGTCTGGAGCTGAGTTAACTCTCTAGCCTGAATAGGCACAGCCGGTCTAAAAAGAATTCGATGAAAGTTTTTATCTTCATTGTAATCATCAAAATAAGGTGTTACGTTAAAGTTTGTGTCGAGTGAAGCCATTTAATCCTCTATTAAAAATCAAGTATTAATTTGATTGTTTCTGTTTGTCCAGCAGTCTTGGTGATTGGAGAGAAGTTTTCAAGATATAAAACGCTACCCGATCCATCTACAATATCCGGTCCAGCAGTATTCGTGACAAGGAATCGCGCATCCGACTCGTCTCCTAGCATGAAGCGATTCGTATCTGCATCTGTAATTGCAATATTTCCTTTTTTATTTACCAATCTTAAAACAGTGCTGTTAGAGCTGTAGTAATAACCATTGCCGCCATTTGCCTGAGTAACTAATTCATCCTCAGCAAAATTTTGTGCTGTTTGTAAAGAACCAGTCAATCTTACAGTTTGATCAAAGTAAGTTCCTGGTTGTGATACAGAGTCAACAACAGCTGTATATCTTGATGCTTCACCGGTAATCAATCCCAGTGTACTATTTCCTTGTTGGAAAAATCCATGAACATTTGCTAAGACTAGTTGACCTGAGCTAAATGATACAACAGTACCGTTTGCCACAGCTTGTTTATTTGTATTTAGCGTCGCAACTCCAGTTGCTGTTTCACCAATTAAATTATGTCCTGTCTGAGTGAGACCTTTTGTAAGATTTATTGCTGCCCCGTTCAGAGTAGCAGATAACTTTATACCTGTTGAATTTGCTTGTACAACATAGTAAGTTGTATTATTTGCTAACCCACTGATGACTGTATTGCCAGTAGATGTACGGTATGTTACTATACTATTATTTTGAAATACATTATTTGCAAGTGTGATGAATTCATTAGTATCATTTACATCAGCATTAGCGTTGAATGTGATAGCAGTAGGAGGACCGAATGTTATGGTTGGAAGCAGATATCCTGACCCACCGTTAGTGACTCTTACAGAAGCAATTCTACCGGTAGAGTTAGCTATACCAAAAGCAGCAGCAAGATTACTACTCACACCACCGATAACAATGGCTGCGTTTGAAGTATATCCAGAACCTGGATTAACAACCACTACTTCCGATATAGGAGAACCAAGATACTGAGTAACAGTCTCTCCTACTTCAAAACCACCAGAGTTATTACTGATAGATAAATCAGCTCTTGTGAAGTTTGGATCGTTAAGAAGACCTACGACTCTGAAGTCGTTTTCATCTACAATCTTACCACCAGATGCTCCACTATCAAACTTAGCACTCACACATATGGAATGGCATCCTAACTCCGCAGCTACATTACTACCATGACCACCTCGAGGACTAATAATCACTGTTGCCGCAGCACCACCATCTAATCCACCAGTGTTACCACTGAATGTCACATTAGCATAGGTATAAAACTCACCTCTATTTGTAATCTCAATTGAGTGGATTGTCTTAGTTGTGGTATTTACAACTGCACGCGCAAGAGCTCCTGTTCCATCTCCTGTGATAGTAACATATGGAGAAATCACATATGACGACTCTGTTGTTGGCTCTACATCAAATTGGGTATCTACAGTTACTACTCTAACCGTACCTGATACTGTATATCCAACAATCTTTCTTTGCTGGCCAGCTCCTACTCCATCCGTTATCTTTAATGCACTCATATTGTAGAAGTTTGCATTTGCAGATGCAGTTGAAGGATCAATTGAAAATGATCTTGGATTACCAAAGGTTGCGATCTCCTGGAAAGTCCCACTTGACGTGGCAACATAGTTATTTCCTGGGTTAGTAACCTCAATATTTTCTATACCGCCGTTGACAGCATTAGCAATAACATTAGCATCCGGATATACAGGAATGAAATCAGCAGTTGCAAACTTATCAAAATTTGCTGGAGTAATTGAATACATATACTTCCACTGATAGCCATCAGCTGAAAAATAGAAGTCATCTCCTGCCGATGTTTCAGCCAAGCTAGGAGCTATAGTCGAACTAGCCCCTTTATTATTATCAAGACACTTAAATACGTTATAGGCAGCACCCTCATCAACAACAACATAGAATGCCTTATCTTTTAGATTGGTGGCAGTATGGGTGTACTTGGTGTATACAGTACCAGTTGTCCAATCATATCTTGGAACAACTCTGATAACGTCATTTGCAGTGACACGTCGTCCATACAACATGGTATCGTAACTATCAACCAATACTGTCTGAGTATTATCCTGGATCTCAGGTGGGTTGAAGTCATCACTAAAAGGAAGAGGTGCACCTATAAAACAATAGTAAATATTGAAGTTTTCTTCTGTGAAAGATTCTATGAAGTGCTCAATACTGAACAACCTCATGTTATTTGTAATTAGTAAGCTCATGTTTCTATAGTTACACCGGTAGTTGTAATAGACAAGTTAGCAGTAGATGTTTTAATCATCGATCCAAACAACTTAGTTCCTGCCATGTGAGTTAGTTTCTTGAGTGTGTCTCTGTACAATTCGAGAGGCAGCTCTGATTTTACCTGATACGAATAGAATTGGTAGAAATCGCCATCATGGATGTATTTATCGCTGTTTAAGAAGCCTCTTGTAGATTTAAAGTATCCTTCACCAACACCTTGATTCAATAAATTAACAGTAGCTTCAGCCACTATTTCTGTTGTTTCTTTTCTAAGCGTAACAATTTCATCTTGCTCATACGCAAGTCCGGAATTGACAATAGTTATATCAGTAATTGCACCACTCGCCACGCCTGCGTAAGCATTTACGATACCGTTATTACCAACAAACAACGTGTTAGCATCATTAATAATAAATCTAGCATTAGCTGACGCACCTGATATTTGCCCACCAAACCTAACACCCTCTTTGAAAGTGGCGCTGAGTGTAATCGGTCGTATGGTCATGAATGTACTATCAGCATTAATAATGCTACCACGTGCAATCTTTAAATACGTATTTGAGCTTGCTGTGTTTACAAAATAATACAAATCAGAAGGGATGTTTCTAGCAACGTTGTTAACTTTAAACAATGTATTGGAACCTGTTATTAATACTGAATTAGAAGATAAGGTCAATACTGTATTATTTGTAACACTAGACACTCTGTACACAGCGTCATTTCCGGAAAACTTAATGTAATCATTAGCAGCTACTTGTGTTGTAAATGATGTACCAGTACCATTAACTTGTGGGCTTGTGAGGTTTGATGTCACTGTTCCTGTGAGGACAGTACTGAGAGTAGAGTTTATAAAAGGTACATTTGTTTCCACTCTAACAAAAGATGTATTTGATTGAACAATATTTGCATATATGTCACCAGACCCAGTGTTCTGTACCATTATCTCATAAGCCGATGGTGCCAGTACTGATCCAGTTATTCTAAGATCAAAGCAATTAGTGGATACTTCCTGAGTGACATCTTCTTCTGTAACAAATGTTCCATTCTGTGCATCAATTTGGATACGTTGATCACGCAGCTCATACTTGTATGTGAAAGGATCTCTTAATAAAACAAAAGGATTAATGTTGTAATTAGATCCAGGGTTAATTCCTGTAATTGATTTAATGAAGCCAATTTCATACGGTACTCTTGTTAAAGCATATATGATAATAGTGGATATATTTGCTGTTGGTAGTTTAGGAAGACCAAATGATGTAGAGTTTAATGACACTGGGAGATAATCAGCAATCAAATCTGTGTTGATAACGATGGAGTCCTGTGTTTCAATTGGACCAATCTCATATCCAGCACCATTACCTCTACCAACCGTTGATACATTTGCAGTTACTCCAGACACAGTACCGTATAGAAAGTTGTATCCATTTGCAGAGAATGAATTGACATTACTGTATACACCTAGTCTCGTATTGGTTGATCCTAATACTGTTGCAGTAGCAGATACGTTTGTAACTGAGGTTATAATTGCATTGGTATCAACTATCCGTGTTGCATCTGTAAAACTACCAGACTCAACAATGACCATAACACTGCCGTTAGATAAAGCAGCATCGTTGGCAAAAACATCTGGACCATTTGTAGTCAGTGTAAGCACATTATCAGATAGAACACTACTGACTCTATATGTTACTGTACAGGCTTGAAATTTAATATAATCGTTGTTAGCTATCTGACCTGCAAAAGATGTTTGTAGACCTGTTACTACATTGGATGTCGAGTTGGCAGTTAGTCTTCCAGAAACTGTCTTTTGTGTTTTGCCAAGTACTCTACCAGTTGCAACGTTAGCAGTTGAGTTAGCACCAACAACTAAACCACCAAACGTAAAATTAACAGACGAGTTATTGAAGGCTATGTTAGACATTGGCTGAACAACAGTCTCAAACTCATAGAAGTCTCTTACATCTGAGTTAGCAGAAGCTTTGTTCTCGATACCTAGTGTCAGATTTGCGGTTGTTGTTTGAGTATTTGACCCGTAGCAAGTTCCACCATATAGCAATGTGAATCTAACCTTACCAGTTGCAATTTCTGTACCATCAATACGTGCCCTACCTAGCTTACCTTTTCTATTGGATATGACATCAACAATATCCCCAACTTCAAAGTCTTGACCCTGGTTGATAATATCAATACTCGTCATCGATCCAATAACATATGGACAGTCAGACAGGTTACCATCACTAGAAATGATTTCATTAAACAGGAAGTTACCCTTCACTGCCGAGAGGTATAATATATCAAAGAATCTTCCGGAAATAGATCGTCGACCTACACTCTCCACAAATGCAGTAGCACCAGAAGTCGATCCAGTTATGAACTGGTTGAGAAAGCTACTTGTTTTAGATGATAATGATACTTCAAGATAAACAGGAACATAGTACTCACCATCTGAAGCTTTGATAACATCATTACCAGGTAGGTATATGTCAGCATCTGAGGCTCCGTATATCTCTTTAAGAGCTAGTTTGGTACCCTGCTCGGATCCTTTAGAAGTAAAGAAGTCAGAGGAGAATTTGATATTTGATCTGGTACGCTCTTGATAGTATGGAGCTGATGTGAGGTACTTGCTCTTGTAATGTACCAGAAACTCATCAAGCGTTTTATCAATGTCACGGTACTCTAACAGGTTTCTTGTGTAGAAGTTTACGTTGTTGGTCTGCTGGGTCCAGTTATAGTACTCTTTTACAAACTCAACAAAGTTATTACCCTGCTCTCTGTAAAATTCAGGAAAGTGATTGCTAACTTGAATAGCAATGTTATCTTCTATGTCTCTCATCTTATATCCGACACCATATTAACTAACACATCTTCGGTACTTAAAATTAATACATTTTGGAGTGTTGAAGAGAAATCCATTGATGCCATCTTAGCGTAAATCTTGATTGCCCCACTCGTATAGCTTGATACATTGAGACCGGTGATTACTATCTCGCCTGTATTATAATTTACTGTACCAACCTTTCTAACCTCAACGTGATCAGTACCTGAACTTCTAACTATACGCATATTACCAACTCCATCGTCTTCCAATTCTACAGTTAGTCCTTCTGATACAAAAGGTGTAGAAGAGATACCGTGATCTGATGCAATGGTGTGACTTGATTGAGATGGTGTTGTCGGTAGAATAGGTGCGTGAAAATTAATAGAGAAGTTAGTAGGGGTATCAATAATTGGTATCAATTTAATGAATGCCAGCACACTCGTATCATTGTTAATGATACTTGGATCTGCGGAGTCTATAGATGTTACAAAGTTACTATACCTGAAAGTTCTATTGAAATCATTCAGGTATGTTGTGTTGAACTCAGCAATCTTTTGAAGTACCTTTGACTTAATCTGCTCATCGTTAAGTGTTGTAACATTGGGATCGTATTTTACTGTGGACTCAATATACAGAAATACGTAATCCGGATCTACAACTTCTACTGAGAATCCAAGTGGCACTTTATCCTTCAGGTATGAGATATAGCTAGCTTTTTTACCATTTGGTACTTCTGCATAGTTGCTTGATTTCACTGATACAAAAATCTTACCAAACTGAGGTGGAGATTCCTTTTCTCCTCCGTAAACACTAATAGCTTGTATCTCAGGAAACTCTCTAGTTAGTAATATCTCAAAGTCACCTTCTGTTATAGCACGCTCTTGGGTTTGAAAACTTCTAGGAGCATTATACTTGATCGACTCTATAGATTCGCTGATAGAACCACCAGACGCTTCAGCATTAATCACTATTGATACGTTAGAGTGTCCATCTATACTTGTGTTATTAATAAAGTTATCAACACCATTTGGTAGTTCACCATTACACACTCTATAAGTTACATCAATAATAGCACCATTCTTTGGTAACCTTCCATATGAGTTATCACCAAAGATAACTTCATATGCTTCATTCTCTGCTGATTGAATAAAGAATACTTGAGTATTTGCATTGACTCCAAAAAGAGAGAATGCCTGGGTATAGATGTAAACATTTGCTCCACTATTTTCAGTGACAGTCATCTCAATACTAGTTGTATCGATGTTAGGATTGTTTAGTACAAATCTCTGGTTGGTTACAGCATCGTTTTTAATAAACGTGTCAGTTGTATAGCTTCCTTCATATATTAGTACATTATTTGCATAAAACACTCCGTTAGTACTATTAGCAACAGACACTGCATCTGAGGTAACGAAGTTGAATGTATTTGATCCCAATCTTGCTGTGAATGAGGTCTTAGGCGGAATGACCACTGATGTTGTATTTGATGAAGGAGTAATGGAGATATTCACATTAGCATATGCAGATCTAAAAGATCTGGGAATATAGTTTAGCTCTTTTGCGTGTGACACCACACTATCTCTGAGTTGAGCAGTATCAAGGAACATCTCACTTGCTACCATATTGAGGTAGAATGAGTTCATGTAGGTGTTGTATGCTAGCACGTCTAAAAGAACACTCATATTAGAACCATCAAAATCATAGTCCCTAAACTTAGCCTGACTGGCTAAGTGGTTCTTTAAAGAAGTCTTAATTGCATTAAAATCTAGATCTACTA